CCGGCCTGATTGACCTTTGACTTCACCTTGCCGCCATCAGCAAATTTGGTGAACTTGTCACCGTCTTTGCGAACAGCGGTTTTAGCCTTGGGCATCTTGGATGGGTTAATTGCCCCCATCCCGCGACTCGCCATCATTACTTACAAGCCTTTTTGCCCATACGCATCTTGGTCATGCCGCCAGCTTTCATACCTTTACCGCCAGCCATGACAATCTGCTTGCCTTTGGTTTTGCCTTTCATGGCAACGCCATCTTTGCTAGGAGCAGCCGTTTTAACAGCGCCCATCTTAGATGCGGTCATACCACCTTTTGCGTATTTCATTTTAGTACCTTCCTTTTTAGTGAACTCACGACCTACGGACGTTGGTACGCCCACTTTTTTAGCAAACTTTGGGTTATTAGCCACCGCCTGCATAAATCTTTCTTGTTTGGCTGACACGCTAGGCACGAGTTTTACCCCGAATAGCGCAGCCATCCGCACGAGCAGAAGCGGATTTAACTTTGCCCCCAGCACGTTTCTTAATCAACTCTTCCTTGGACTTGTCCGCGTACTCTTTTTCTTGAGTAAAGCCTACTTTGTCAGCTAGTTTGCTAGCCCCAAGGGTTACAGCACGAACGGCTCTTTTAACCAAAGGCATGTCATCATCAACCTTGGTTTCACGGATCATCTTCGTGCGTGTTGATTCTTCAGCCATTTAAATCATCCTTCCCTTGGTCTTGCCGCGTTGAGCGCAACCGTCAGCGCGCTTGGAAGCGGATTTAACAGATCCGCCTTTTTTCATGCCACGACCTTCTTGTTTATCTTGATCTTCGTCTTTTTCCCGACGTTCAAGCCCACGATCACGAATATCCTGTGCTTCGTCGCCGTATCTGTCACCAAGCTCCGCAGCAACAGGAGCAAGTGCAGCCGTGCCTGCACCAATACCTACTTTTTTTACTATATCTTGTTTTTTTGCTGCTTTTTCAGCGGCTTTAACCTTAGCAAAATAGTCCGGCACCTCATCTAATTGTTTTTTAGCAAGCTTTTTACCAACCATTCTTGCTGCAGCGCCAATTAACGGAGCAACCATATTACTTACCTCGCCTCAATAAGCCGGTCAATTTTTTCTTCAAACTTGTTAAAACGCCCATCAATGTAGCGCTCAAGCTTTTCAATTTCTGCTTTAGTGACGTTATCACGGGTCACCTCCAGTTTAGTGTCGTTTAACATTTTTTCTAGCGAATTTAGCTTGTTGTTCTTTTCCCATGCAACAAACCCTGCCACGCCTACTAAAGCAGACAATACGCCAGACCAAGAAAACAAAATCAACTGTTCCATATCAGCACTTCCATGCTCGAAGGCTTTTGTTGATACGGCTGTTTGGATCGTTAGCGGTTTTAGCGCTGGTTAGCTTTTTCTTCATACCTGACATGCGCGCACAGAAAGACTTCTTACGTGAACCGCCTTCGGGTTGTGGAGCCTTCAAACCGGGCTTACCGGGGTTGGCAGCGTTGTACGATGCCCTCCCTTTGGCGTTTAGCCCACCTTTTGGGTTCTTACCCTCTTTGCGTTGCCACGCAGGAGTCTTAGCCATAGAACACAGTAATCGAAGTTAAGTCCGTTACATCAGCGTAAACGCTGGTTTCGCAACGAAGCCCTTCAGCAGGGACGACGATATTAAACGGAGCAGGTGTTGAACTAGCAGGCCAGCTTGACTGAAACACTACTGTACCCCCTGTACCGCCATCTTTTATAACCAGCGAACCTGCGGTTGTTGCAGGAGAAATAAAGATCCCCCGAACGCGCGCAGGCCCACCAAAGATGTCCCCGTCAGTAGTGCGATACGTACTTTTTACGTCCGTTTGCATACCCATACGGGCCTCCTAATTAGACGCTTTGTTGACCGAACAATGGGTCTTCTACGAAGTAAATAATAGTTCCAGTTACCGTACCGCCCGTAGGAGCATCGCCCGTGTTTGCACCGCCGGTGATATACACCAATTCAGTTGCAGACATAACGCCGCCAATGGAAGTACCTGTACCCGAATCACCCCAAACAACCTGCTTCTTACCTGCGTCAGCAGCGTAGTTGTCTACTAAAGCCGTTGGACTGGCTGTGCCTGTGGTATAGAGCGTGAAGCCCATGTCCATTGTTGGCGTTGTACCGCCAGTACCGGCAGCATTAAATTGAATCGCTGTAATAACGGCGCCAGCAGGCAGAATAACCGCTGGAGCATTAGCAGCAGAAGAAACTTTAACGGTAGTAGTGTTTACAAGCGTTGGATCAAAATAAGATTCTGCAGCCATTAAGCCGGAACCACAATACGCGGTGCGAGTTTGATCTCCACCGCCAGAGCGCCAAATGCTTTGGGTAGTTGAAAGTGCCATGTTGTCCTCGTGTAGTAGCACATCGCCTTGGAATCTCTACTAAGTCTGCTGGGTCAGTTTCCAAGGCTGGGAATCCCCAGTCCTATTAAGCGTTTTACTCCTGTTTTGGGGACGTGTCAAGCTTATATTTACTCTGCATTTGCTGCATTGCACAAAAAACAGAGTAAATAAAGGGGGCCGAAGCCCCCTTTACCGGTTTTAGGGATTAAGCTCCCTGCGAGCCGTAAACACCGAGCGGATCAGACCAGCCGAAGCTGTAACGCTCACGTGCCTTGTAACGAACGTTACCTGTGTCGAAGTCGCCGTCCATGCTGTTTTGCAGCGGGGTACGAACGAAGTGCTTCAGACCGTTGGGAACGTCAGTCGTCAGGAACCAAGCATCTGGGTCCGTCAAGAAGTGGTTGATCGCATAGCCTTCAGGGATCGAACCGTTGTTCTTGAGTGCGTTGATGTCATTGTCATTCGTGCCGACGCGGAGTTCAGTCTCCAACAGACGGGTTGCCACGAACTGCAATGCAGGCGGAATAATCAGCTTGCGGGGCTTAGCTGCGATCAGCAGGCCACGCTCATCCGTCCAAGCAGCGATCTGAATGACAGCAGCCTCAAGAGCCGTTTCGTTCAGGTCGGTTGCAACTGTTGGGATGTTGCTGTTGGTGCCACCAGAAACAAGGGGGTGCGAAGCCGAGAACAGAGCCACGTTGTCGCCACCGGGGTAGCTAGACGAAAAGCCGTTGTTCAGGGTTGAAGCAGCCTTAACTTGCTTGGTGTAAGCCATAGCACGAGCCAAAGCCTTGGTATAGCGAGCGGACAACGAATCATACAAGTTGTCTTCAATTGCCTCTTCCGTGATGGAGAAGCCCAAAGCAATAGTTTCGTGCGAATACCGAGCCGTGAAAGCTTCCTGCGCATTGTCATAAGCGATGGCAGAACCTTCGTTTTTGACTGGTGCAGCAGAAAAGCCGGACAGCTTGGTTTCTTCTTCAAACGAACGCTCAGAGGTCTCAGTTTCGTAGATCTCTTTGTGTTCTTCGCCGTAACGAGCGTACTCAAGACCGAACAATGCGTTCAAGCCCGGGAGCAGCTCTTTCAGTAGTTGTGCGCGTGAAATAGCCATTTAGTGCTCCTTATTTACCAAGTACGTTGTTGTAGGACTGATAGCCAAAGTTGAATTTGACAATCACTTCCGGGTACACCACGTTACCACTTGAAACATAAGAGGTAGCGGGCACCAAATCAACGATACGGAACGGCAAAGCTGAAGTTGTGTTGCTGTAGTAAATACCAGTCTGGGCGTTGCCATAAGTAGTATTTGCTGTGTTCAACACCAGCTCAACGTTAGTACCGAGGGCGGTCTGCTGCACGGGGGCAATAACAAGACCAGAAGCATCAGCAGTGTCACCAACGGACGCAACTTGATACAGCGCATCGGGATCATCACTAATGTAAGCAAACGCATCAGTAACGCCAGAAGCAAACCCGGGCCAAAACTGGCTGTAGGTAGGCTGCTTAGTTGTGGGGTTAGTGTAGCGGCATCCAAGGAATACACCCAGAACACCAGCGACAGCGGAAGTATTTGCTGCTAGAGCCGAAGCGATTACGCAACCGGAAGTATCCAGTTGAACTACTTGACCGTTATACAGCGCGGTGTTGTAGTTAACTGAAGCAGTGGTAATCGCAATCTGACGAGTAGCACCAGCAAATACCTGACCACCGATCAAATTGATCGGCTTCAAACCATACGGTTTGTCAACGGTAGGATATGCCATTTAAAACTCCTAAAAAGGGTTATTTAGAACCAGAACCAAACCCGACACCTTTAGTTACAGACGTTTTCTTTTCGCTGAACAAAGGCATACGGGCATCGCTTGACCTCATGAAGTTGTTATCAACAGACTCCATTTGGGCTGTGGCTTGTCGGTTGTAGTACTGATTGCGTGAGTCAGCCAATTCTTCTGGCATTGAACACAGCATCAGACCGCCAATTTCGACGTTGCCGTTTGCATTACCTTGCAGTAGCAATTCCGGATAATCCGAAGCGCTAACTGGTTCCCAACCTTCACGCATCTTTTTGGATACGTTAGCCGCATGCGACTGACCAAGAAGCTCAGTGGCTACCCACCGAAACTTAAGGCCCGGGCGTGGGTCCGGGTTGGGGAGAGTGCTTGCTGGTCGATAAACCATACGTGCATCGCTCTCACGTGTTTGAAGGTTTCTAGGTTTGCGCTCTTGCGCACCATCACGACTAATTCTTTCAGACATGGTTAGGACTCCGAGTTAAGTTTAAGTACTTCACGAGCATACTGTTCATTGGTAAGGTTCAGCCGTTTGGCTAAAGCTTCTTGGGTTTTGGTCAATTTGACCCCCACCTTCTTACCTGCAGTACGAGTTGGAGCAGCAACAACGGTTGCCGGACGTTTCGGTTCCTTCCGCGCCTCACCGAAATAATCGGGAAACACTTCACGCAAGCGAGCGTCAATTCGCTCGTAGTAAGTATCGGTCCGAGGATCAATACCGTTTTCGACCAGCTTTTTATGCACAGCCAGCGCGAGACTGGTCATCTCATCGTCTTGCCCGAACCATTGGTTACGGGCTTGCCACTTCGCCGCTTTTGGGTCGTATGTGGCACCAGATTGCTGTTGCGTTGGTTGACTATATACATCAGTCTCAGGGATTTGTAAAGCACTAGGTTTAAAAGATTTTGCTTGCTCCAATCGATACCGAGCCGCAGCCAGTTCTTCTTGCGCTGCAATAATCTGGTCGGTGTCGTAGGTTTCCTGAGCTTCCTTGAGCTTTTGACGGGCGAACTGCATCTCCATCTCAGCCTTCTGGGACGCCATTTCTGTGTAAGTCTGCGCCCCGGCGTTATAGGTTTCCCGTAAACGTTTGTTTTCTTCCAGCAACTGCTGGGCGATCCGAGCAGCTTCTTCCCGTTCCCGAAGTGCCGCTTCCTTGGCACGACGTTCGTCGTGGCGGGCATGACTCAACTCCTTAATCCGCTTTTGGACTTTGTCGCTGTACTCTGCAACTTCGTCGTCAGACGGATCCTCAATCTCACGGTCCAAAGGCTTACGCCCACGGTCTTCTGGCGGTGTATCGTCTACGACCTCCAGTTCGATGTCGGATTCTTCAGAAGTGGACTCATCCACGCCAGAATTGGCTTGAACGTCATCTTGCTCGTCAGGAAACTTAAAATCTTCTTTATCGTTAATTGCCATTTTTAACTCCTATTAAGCGCGGGTATAACCGCGTGGATCTTCAACAACCGCCTCAACCTGATCGTCGTTGAGTAAGCGGAACTCTCGTCCGTGGACTTTAAAACGTGTACCGGAGTAAGCCCTAACTAATACAAAGTCACCTTCCTTACACCACGCCCCACTGGGAAACTTGGCAGTGTCTTTATATGCGTCGGGACCAACACCCACTACAAAAAGCACAGTTGTACTGTGTTCTTCAATTTTGGATATGGACTCCGGTTTAAGCAGGTCGGTACCACTAAACCTGTCTTCTACTTCAGGAACGGCACACAAAATTTTCCAACCCTGCGGTTTGGGTAGCTGTGTGGCTTTTTGGTCAACCGCTTCTTCCGCCATCGTTGTCATCTGATTCCTCTGCTCTCTTTGCAAGGTCAAGTAAGTGAGACTCTGCAAGCGCCAGACCTTGAATGACGCCGCAGAGCTTTTGGTACTCCTCGAAAGTGCGACATGCCCCACCAGCGCAATCATCTGCGTAGTTATTCATGTCGTCTCGAATCTTTTTGCGTAGAACGTCTACGAACGAGTTAATCACTGTTTGCTACCTCCTTTTTTGTTTAATCGCAGCGTGCTATGCGATTTAGCTATATCAATGCCTGTTCGGGCACTCTCCAAGTCAAACCTAGCCTCGGCTTCTTCCTGCTTCATGCCTGCCATCTCAGCCTTGAGCGCCAGTTCACCAGCTTTTAGCTGCGCTTCTGTCTGCATCTGCTGAGCTTTTAGCTGGGCATCCATCTGATCCTTGGCGGCTTTGCGCTGAATCTCTGCCTGCTGTAGGCCAAGTTTCTGCATCTCCACCTGCATGATCGGATCCTGCATCTGCTGTTGAGCCTGAGCTTGGGCAGCTTCGGACTGATGTTGAGCTAATACAATCTGAGATCCTTCCGCCACCATACGTGACAACTCCACCTCAGCCTGCTCTGGTAGCTTCTCATCTGGGTGCGGTAACGCAACTCCGATGGCATCCTGAACCTGACGACGGTACGCAAAGGCTAAGTGCTCGGCAATATGTGCTTGCGCCGCCGCCATAATCTGCGTTGCCATAGGTGACTGACCAACCATTGCCTGAACCGCCGGATCCTCCATCATGTTCTTGTGCGCTGTGATGTGTGCATTATGATCCTGATACATAAACGCCTTGACTGGTTTTAGCCGCAGCATATTCATGTTCTCTGACAGGGGGTCTGTGGGCTTCTCGTCCTCAATACTTGGTATCAGCTTGGCTACGTTCTTAATACCAAGCACTTCCAACATCTGCCGGTGTAACGCTGGGATGTCGTATACCTGTGGTGCTTGTTGAGAAAGCTGTAGTACGGCTTGGTACTGCACAATCCGCTGAGACATCGTCGCCGCGTTGGGATCTGACACGGGGATAACCTCGACCATGTTGTAGTCGCTAGCCTTAGCCCGTGGCTGCCCATCTTCCGGCTCGTAGTCATAGCTGTCATCCGTGTAGTCCCGAATAATCGCAGCGAGAAGCTTTAACTCTTGCTTAAACGCATAGTGGACCCGAGCCTGAACAGCCGACATAACCTTGAGCATCCGCTCTAGCAGAGCAAGCGTCGTACCCACCGGAGCTTGAGCAGACATATCGCTGATCTTCATGTCAGCCGTAGCAGCAAACCTGCGGCCTTCATCAACGATAGTGTTCAATAAGTTATAGAGCGTCTGGCTTGGCTCTTTATATGGCAGCGGGAGAATGTTGTCCCGAATAGCGCCTGAACCTACATCCACATCGCGGAACTCACCCGGAGCAATTGGGGTATCGTCACCCTTAATCCGAAGTCCTCTGGACTTCAAACCACCCGGCAGATTGGAAAGCGTACCAGCGTCTACTAGCTGTCGAATGATACTTGTTGCAGATTTAGCAAACCCACCAATTAAGTGAAACAGACCAAAGCCATACACACCAAACCCGGGTATGTAGACGTAGTGGACGAAGTGATTACGCTTTTGTTTGGTCTCATCATCTTCGTAGAAGTTACGGCGGATAGCTAAAATCTCACCGGTACCCTCCATCACAGTTACTACATAAGGTAGCGCAATCCCTGTTGGCTCACCGTCTTCTTTATCTTCGTACCCATCAAGATCAAGGTTTACGTGCATCTCATAAATGATGTACCTATCATCATTTAAGCTACTGATCCCTGTCTCTTTGTCCTTGCGCTCCTGAATCTCATTTTTTTGCTTTGGTGGATCGCCTAAGTCAATGTCACGATAAAACCCAGCTACCTGCAGCTTACGGATCTCGTTTTTAGTCTTATACATCCGGTGCGTTACACGCTCGGCAGTCTCAATAGCGCTGGCACCGTACGAAATAATTACATCCTCTGCGGGTACAAACACTGACATCTGCCGTTGCTGCGACGGATCGTAATAGACTTTTTTAAATGCCGAACCAGTTGCGGGCAAATTCCACAACATGCGCTCGTGCTCACTACGGAACTCTGGCATACGCTCAGTTAGTTCGTAGTTCATGTCTTCCTTCACACGCTGAGCGGCTTCATCTTTCTCCTTAGTCTGCTTACCAATGATCTTGGTCTTAACCGGACCCTGCGCAGGGAAAGTCTCCATAATTGTTTCTGACTGAAAGCGTACGACTGCTTCCGTAATCATGGGGTGGAACACGCCACAAGCGCCGTTCCATGGCTCCGTGCGCTCCTCATACTTAAGACCAAGCAAAGTCAAACCTTGCTTATACGTATCTTCCCATTCCTTACGCGAACCCATATCCGTTTTAATATCTTCCAACAAATCGGAACCAAGAGTGTCCAATTCACCAGAATCAATTTCTTCAGCAAGATTTGCATAAAAATCCTCATCGGCTTCTCCGGGTTCAATCTCAATTTCTAACCCATCGGCACGAATACGTACGGCTTCAGGATCTTCGATCTCAATTTCAATATCTGGCTCACCTGCCATCTGTTGCGCCATCTCTTCGATACCCACAGGCATCTGCGTTAGTGCTTTATCTACTGCCATGATTTAGTCCTTTAATAGTAAGCAGCCTTGCGGCTTCTCCAGTTTGTCGGTGCATCCTGCTCATCGGTAGGTAGGCTAATAAACCCACCGTTCCTAAACCGCAGCAAGGCTTGCGTCATCGTATCCACATAGTCATCGTTCTCCCCGACGGGGAAAGCTACGATTTCCTCAATTACATCTTTTGCCCAGCGGCGATCTGGTGCCCAAACAGCGCCCGACGCGAATAAGTCTGATACCGCATTGACCCGCGCAATCTTGTCATTACCCCGGCTGGGTGAAAACTCGTCTACAGGAATCCCCATACGACGCAGTTCTTGAATAAGTGGAGCGCCAGCCGCCTTTTTCTCCACTAAAAACGAATCAGGGTCCCACTCTTTATATTGCCTGAGTGCTACTTCCTTTAACTCTGGAAACTCCATCCGATCTTTAAACGCATCAAGCAAAATTAAGCTTGGCCTATCACCTTCTTCTTCGTTATACCAAACCCCCCACGTCGTACACGCCGTGTAGTCACTGGTTGTCTTTGTTTCGTGTGCCGTATCCCACGACTGGATGATGAACTCACACTGCGGTGGGTCTTCTTTCTCCCAAATCCGCCAATGCGTTCTTTTAATAAACGCGGCTGAGTCCAAAGTCGGCTGCTGCATGTACTGTGCGTTCCAGTACCGTGCATCCATGTTTGCTTTTTTGGCTTCTAACTATTCAACAGGCCACTGTTCGGGCCAAAGACTCTTGCCACTTGGCAAAATCGCCGGTAACTCCACGATTTCCCACTGATCTGCGTCAGGATTACGCATCTGGTACTGCAAAAG